GATGCTCGCCAAAATGATCTCTGCGGGCAATCTGCGAATCAAATCGCCAAAAGTTATTGACCAGCTGCGCGAGATACAATATCGTTATGACACACGATCACGTAAATACATCATCCCCAAAGAGCAACTGATTGAGGCTGCTCGCAATCGTGGTATTCCATTCAATTCACCCGATGAGGCAGATGCATTGATGATGGCAGCGACACAAATAAGCGGGATCGACAAGAAAATCAGAGACAACACGAGGCGATCGCAAGGCCGGTCACGCGGTGGCAAGTCTTATGTTTACGCCGAAGAGCGACCATTATTTTAGGAGATATCATGGCAGTACTGACATCAACAGCGATACTCATGGCAGCTGGCGCAGGGTTAGCCGGCACGGTATATTCAACAGAAACCCAAAAGCATGAGAGCAAAAAGGCGCAAAAGAAGGCTAGCCGTCTCACCCGCGCAGCAGACCAGCAGGCTAAAAACCTAGCAGAGACACAAAAAGCAGCATCGATCGAGAAGAGGCGCCAACGACTCGTTGGATTCCAGCGTAATCAAACAGCGTTCGGATCCGTTGAGGGCAACGCCAAGGCTGCACGCACAACTTTGACAGGATAAACTATGATTATTCCTTACAGTTATGACTATCATGATGCTTGCGTCCCCGTCATCAAGCAGTTCTTCGACAACTCGCTTGAGGTTTTCGGCCAAGAGTACACCGATGAGACGATCGCCAACGTCGAGTCAAATATCGCTAACTCGTGCTGGCTGTCTGTGATTCGTGGCAAAGTCGTTGGTATGCTCGGCGGATACGTCACCGATAGCATCACCTGCAAGCAAAAGATCTTCCAGGAAGTGATCTGGTATGTGGACGAAAAACATCGCGGGACTGGCGTTAGGCTGTTTGCTCACCTAGAGAAGTGGTGTATGCAAGAGCGAGTGAGGCAGATCGTCATGGCCAGTATCCATAACGATAGCCATGAGAGCGTCCACAAGTTCTATTTACGTAAAGGCTATCAAGCGATGGAAACGCATTACATCAAGCAATTATGGTAAAGTGTTGAATTAACGTAAACAATAGGGTAAACTAAACACATGGCTAAGACGACCGAAAATATCATCCGAGATTACAACGCAAGCTTAGCGACACGTGCAAGACTTGAGGGGCTTTGGCAAGATTGCCGTGATTATTATGACACCGTGGGATCAAGCATCACTTCGGCGATGTCGGATAACAGTGATGTCAACCCAGTCAAACTATACGACACGACTGGCCTTGAGACTGCGGATATCTTAGCAGCTGGGATGACAAACAACCTAACGCCACCATCTGGCAAGTGGTTTTCGATCAAAAGCAGAGACTATTCCGAAGAGGAGAGCGACGATACAAAGCGATTCCTCAAAAAGGCCGAGGTCGCAATCGCACAAATGCTAGCACGATCAAACTTCTACGATGCGATCGTGGACTTTAATAAGAATTCGGGAGTTTACGGAACAGCTGTTCTCTATTCCGAGGAGGATGAAGAGGATGGGATCCGGTTCAAAAGCTTGGATACCGGAACATACTGTATTAAAGAGGATTCGAGGGGCAGGATCACAGAGTTTTACATCGAATTCAAGTACACCGCCGAGCAAGCGGTAGACCGGTTTGGATCAGAGAACTTATCGCCAGAGCTAAACGATGAGGCACGCGCGGGATCGCTGGACACGCACACGTTTATCTTTTACATCGGCAAGAATTATTCTCGCGATGAACGATCTAAACTAGCCAAGCACAAGAAATTCACGGGGCAATGGATCGACTTAGAAGGGCAGCGAGAAGTACAAAGCGGTGGATATGACGAATCGCCAGCCGTTGCACATCGGTTCTACAAGCGTGGCGGGTCAACTTGGGGTATTAGCCCTGCGATGAAGGCGTTATCTGACGTCCGAGGATTAAACGCACAAGTTAAAACCATGATCCGCGCGATGATGAAGCACACCGATACACCCATTGCGATCCCAGACGATGCGTTTTTATCTGCGTACAACGGTAATCCGCACGGTATCAACTACTATCAAGCGGGCAAACTGTCCAAGGATGACATTATCCCGCTTGGTGGATTCGGGAATCCACAGTACGGCATGGATATTATGGAATATTCGGTTAGTCGAGTCAAAGCGATGATGTTTACAGATGTGTTTATCGCGTTCGACGGTATCACCAAGCAGATGAACAATCCCGAAGTCATGGAACGGATCGCTGAGAAGATGACATTGCTCGGCCCCGCAGCCGGTCGTATGGTCTCTGAAGTCCTCGACCCCATCATCCATCGCGTGTTTGCGATGTTGTTACGATCTGGCAAGCTTGGCGATATTCCTAAGGAATTGCTAGATAACCCGACCTACGAGATTGATTACATCTCATCGTTAGCGTTATCACAGCGCAATGGTGAGCTACAATCTCTCAATAACGCGATGAATCTAATTGGCGCGATGGCTCAAATGGATCCATCTGTTTTGGATAAGATTGATCCCGACAAGGGTGTTGACGTGATTTGGAGCATTACAGGCGCCCCGATCCATATGTTGAGAGAAGATGACGAGGTTGATCAACTAAGAGAGTCCCGCGCCAAGCAACAAGAGCAAGAGAAAAAGGCTGCGCTGATGAATCAGGGTGCTGACACGGCGGTCAAGGCCTCACTGGCACAAAAGAATATGCAGGAGCAACCACAAGAATGATTATAGACAAAGAAAAAGCTGTCAAGATCAAAAGCGCGGTCGATTACTTACATGAATCACCGTTTGGTAAGGAGTTGTTGGAGCTGCTCGAGTGTATGGGTGGCAAGTATAGGCCGTCTTACAATCCAGAATCAGAATCCACCATCTTGATCGCAGCGGGAAGAACAGAAGTAATACAGACGATTCGCAATCTCCACCGTTTGGACGTTGATCAGATCGTCGAATGTTATAAAGGGAAATCGATATGAATGAGCCAATGACAGAAGAGTTAGATAGTGGAGCAGAGCCGAATACAAACACACAAACACCCGAGGGTGACGATCAAGGATCATCTGGCGCGTGGTACGACAAGCTAAATGACCCAGACCTAAGAGGCAACGCAACACTTAAGCGATTTAAAACGGAAGAAGACGCATTTAAGGCACACCTTGAGCTACAAAAGACGCTAGGCGCCGATCGTGTGGTGTGGCCAAAAGACGAGAACGACACCGAGGGCTGGGCGGAAGTGCACAAGCGCCTTGGCGTGCCAGAATCTGCGGACGAATACAATCTAGGCGCAGTAGACACGGCCGAGGGTTTGCCAGAATTCGACAAGGGTGATTTTCAAGCACGCATGAAAAGCGCGAATGTGCCTAAAGCGATGGCTGAAAAACTATGGGGTGAGTTTACTGGCATGATGAACGGTATCGCTAACACCAATTCAGAGCAATACCAGTCGCAGGTAAAAGATGCCAAAGCAAACTTAATGAACGAGTGGGGTGATGCGTATGATACCAACGTCCGTCGCGGGCAATCAGTCATCGATAACTTCTCGGACAACAAAGCGGATAACGACTTTCTAACACAAGCCCTAGCATCTGACCCACGAGGTATCGCGTTCCTGTCTAAGATAGGCAAGCAATTCTCTGAAAGCTCAATCGAGGGATTCCAAGATAAGAAAAGCTTCACGCTATCGCCCAAGGAGGCGGAAGGTGAGTTGAGAAAACTAAAAAGTAGTCCAGATTACCGAAGCGATGACGCGCGTGTGCGTGGTCAAGCAGTGGATCGCGCAAACGATTTATTGGCATTGGTGATGGCTGGCAGGGGTAACCGTTGATTCAACGCTCCCAAAACAATCGCGGATAACGCTGAGAAGCCCCCGCACACGTAAAGGATGATTGACGCTCCGTTATCGGGCAACCGCCATGACCCTTCTGATATCTTTCATTATAAATCATAAGGAGATACTAGCATGGCTGGTACAAACGAAATCTACGCACAGCAGTACAGCGAAAACATTATGCCGCTGGCACAGCAAGGTGCATCTAAATTACTTCACTCTGTTTACCTTAAGAATAATATTACTGGTGAACACTTCTATCAAGACCAAATCGGTCAATGGACGATGTCGGATAAGGTTGGTGACAATCCAGCTACGCCACAATCGTCCCCAAACCTTAGTAGGCGTCGAGCCACCATCATCACAAAGCACAATGGTGTGCTATTGGACAAGTCCGCGAATCTAAAGATTCTCTCTGACCCTAAAGCCTCATACACCGAGTCGGCACAAAAATCACTCGGCCGCGCGATCGATGCTGAAATCATTAGAGCTTTAGGGGCAACCTCCAACACAGGCAAAGAAGGTGCTGGCTCTGTGGCATTACCAGCATCCCAGAAAATTGCCGATTCTGGTGTTGGCCTAACGTTTGCGAAGGTTCGCGATGCCCGTAAAATCCTCAATAGAAACGATGTAGAGTCGGAAGATTGCTATTTTGTTGTGAGCCCCGATGGAATTAGCGATTTGCTAACTTCTCCAGAGGCTGCATCATCGGACTACAACACAATTAACGCGATCCAGAATGGTGGGTTTGATGGTAAAATGTGGATGGGATTCAAATGGATCATGTCCACGCAAGCACCTAAAACTCTCACAATTCGCACATGTTACGCTTACCACAAAAACGGCTTATGCTTAGGTATGGCAGAAGCACCAAAAGTGAGAATAGATGAGCGAGCAGATTTGTCTTATTCTTGGCAAATCTATTACACCTTGGAGATGGGTGCGACCCGCCTCGAGGAAGAACGAGTTGTTCAGGTAGATATTAAAGAAGCTGCTTAAGAGTCCCTTCAGGTGGCTGGTGGGGAAACCCATCGGCTACTGATTTTAAGAGGTTAATATGGCTATTAGTAAAACACAGATCGTTAATCGCGCAATGATTAAACTGGGTGCGAGAACAGTCACGAATATAGACACTGATAACACCCCAGAATCTAACGCTGCTCTGAATGTGTATGATATGGCACTAGAAACCGTGTTGTGTGCTAAGCTATGGACGTTTGCGACAAGGCGTGTGTTGTTGGCACAAACAGTCACATCCATCCCTTTCAGCCGATCGCATGAAAGCTTGTTGTATAGCTATCAGATGCCGGTGGACGCGCTAAAGATATTCGAAACAAACTCTATCGCCGCGCAATGGCAGGTAGAGGGCGATCAGATATTATCAGACACTGATGGTTTGGGTGTGCGATATGTGTATCGTAACCTTGTGACGGCCACATATCCACCCTACTTTGTCGAGGCATTATCCGACAAACTCGCTAGTGACCTAGCGTTCACGATATTAAATTCCCGTAGCGTCGATGAGATTATGAATCGTCGTTACTATCAAGTTTCACTACCCGCTGCGCTATCAAGTGATTCGCAGATCGGGACGCCTACCCCTGTCAACGCAAACTATTGGATCAACGCGCGATTAGGCGGCGCAGAGATTCAAGAATTACAATAGGAACACTATGGATCAGTATATTATCTCATTATTTGAGTCGTACCCCGTGTTTTCGGTGTTATTGGCGGGGATCATGTCGATCCACCCGCTAGCATCGTTTATCGTTGGGTTCACAAAAACCCCTAGCGCGGATTCTAATCTTAAGAAGTTTTATAGCTTCATCGAGAAGATCGCGCTTGTAACCAAAAAAACAAAGGAGGATTGATGAAAACACGAGGCTTACTATTATTGTCGTTACTTATGTTTGTTAGCTGCTCAAGTGACCCACAGACCAAGCGTCTACAAGTGTATACAGCCGTTCAGGAGGGCTACATCACAACAGTCGAGCATTTGACGAACAAGGCTAAGCGTGGCGAATACACCGAAAAGCAGTGGACGAATGAGGTTTTACCACTGATCAACACGACAAACCACGCGATGGATATGTATTATGCGGTTATCAAAACGGGAAAGCCCGCGCCCGACCAACTCGAAACGATCAGAGTCCTACTTAAGCAGCTCAAATCGTATATTGAAAGAACACAATGAATAAACTAATGATTGACGCGATATTCGCCATCGCAGACTTAGGCACAAGGCTAGCGGTAAACCAAGAGGAGACCGCGCGCTTTGCAGAATTGAGAACAAAAGCGCGCGAGGAGGTCGTAAAGCAAGCAAACGATGTCTTCCCGCCAAAGAAAACACGCAAGAAAAGTAAGCCCTTAGAAGTAGAAACCAAAGAAGAAGAAACCAAAGAAGGATAATTGAATGCCCAAAGCGTCACCATCTTACACGTCATTTGGCAGCGGTGAACTATCACCGTTGATCTTTGGCCGTAGCGATATAGATCAATACTATAAAGGCGGATCAAAATGCCGGAACATGATGGTGACGCAATACGGCCCCTGTGTAAGGAGACCTGGGACGCAATACGTCGGTGAGACGATAGACCATACAAAAGTAACGCGATTGATTAGTTTCAAGGCAAACCGTGTGGATGACGTGGCAATCGAGATCAGCCATTTGAAATTCAGGTTTTACGACAGTAATGGTATCATGAAATCTGGAGGCGTTCCTATTGTTGTGGCTCACCCGTACACTGAATCCGAATTATTCGAGTTAGATTACGATCAGTCTCACGATGTTGTGACGATTTGCCACAGGAATCATCGACCTGCCAAATTAACTCGCACCGGCACGCTGACTTGGATCTTGTCGGAATACGCATTTGTTGGCGCGCCTTATCGGATAGAGAACACAGATGTATCAAAAAAGATGACCGTGTCACCTAAGGTTGTGGGCGCAAGCACAATGACGGCTACAGGCCACACACCTTTTACAGCGGATATGGTCGGCACAATATGGAAAGTCGGGCTACCGCATGGATCACCGGAGGAGCAGGGGTACGTTAAAGTAGACGGATACACGAGCGCTACCGTTGTATCGGTGCATGTGTTTAGCGAGATTTCTGTAGATACCGCTACAGATCGATGGGCGGAAGCTGCTTGGTCTGACGCCGCGGGGGTTGGCTGGCCGTCTAAATGTGTCTATTTCCAAAGCCATCTAGCGGTCGCGAACAACGATTTGCACCCTAACGGCGTGTGGATATCGCAACCATTCCTATACGATAACTTCTCACCTGGGACTGGATTGCCAGACGAGGCGATCAATGAGGTTATTTCGGATGCGAATATTATTACGTGGTTATTTAGCGGTCGGACTCTGATTATCGGCTCTGACCGCGGTGATTTTGCGATATCTGCAAGTGATTCCCGTGGATCAATTACCCCCGAGAATTTATCTATCGCCAAGCAAACAAACTGGAGTTCAGACCATTTAAGGCCTCAATTTATCGGGAGCAAGGGGTATTACGTCCAGTCCGGCGGTCGTAAATTACGCGAGATGTTCTACTCTTTCCAAGAAGATACTTATCAGTCTGTGGATATGACGGCGGTGTCTGAGCATATCACTGATAGCGGGATTAAGGATATCGTTTACCAGCGTGATCCGTATTCGATCCTCTGGTGCGTCTTAAATAATGGCAAGATAGCCTTAATGACGCGGGAGTCGGATCAAGAATCTCTAGGCTGGTCGCTTATTGAAACGGATGGCTTTTATGAGAGTGTGACGGCTATTCCTCACCCCACGGAATACTACGACATTATTTTCGCGGTTGTTAGGCGTAAGGTTGGCGGCGTTTACAAGCGATACGTCGAGCGCTTCACGAGTCCCATTATCCCAGATAGGCAGGATTCGTGCTATTACGTGGATTGTGGTGTCGTGATCAATCAATATAACGCCACAGATGGCAACACGCTTACACTTAGTAGTATGTCCGGCACGGTTGTGGCAACATCATCAAGCCCCGCTTTTATCGCAAGTGATGTCGGTAGGCGGATTCGGTCGGTTGACAGTGAAGGAAAAACAATCGGGCAGATGACTATCACGGGATTCACTTCCACGACGGTGGTCGAAGGCGAAACGGTGAAAGATTTTGATAGCCTCACTTCCGCGCCAAAAGCTTGGGCGGTGAGTACGCATACGGTATCTGGATTATCACAAATCGAGGGCAAAGAAGTGGTGCTTCTAGTAGATGGCGGTACGGCGCAGGGCACAACGGTTTCCGGCGGTGTCGCAACGTTATCACCCACCGAGGATGGTTTTGTTATCTCATGCGGATTAAGTTACACGAGTATTTGGCGGAATATGCCGATCGAATCTGGCTCGGCTACCGGCACGGCACAAGGAAAGAAAAAGCGTATTTACCAATGCGGGTTTAAGTTTTATCGCAGTTTGGGTATGCAGGCCGGCAGTTCAGAGACAACGTTACATCCATTGCAGCAGCGTTCGATGTCCACGCCTATGGGTGAGGCAGAGCCGTTATTTACGGGCGTGATTCCTCCAGTTAAACTAAACACAACCTTTGACTACGAAGGGCATATTGTTGTTGAGCAGAGCCAACCGCTGCCTATGTGCCTACTAGCGGTTATGCCTTTGCTCGAAACGAATGATAAATAATGGCTAAAAAAACAAATGTTAGCGCCAAAGATAGTTTCAACTCAAACGATCTAGCGAGCCTTGTTGGCAGCATCACGGAAGGGTATGGTGCAATCCAAGAGGGCAACCAGACTGCTGATGCTTTCAGTTTTAACGCGTACGGAAACGAACAGGACGCATTAAGCATCGAGAGAAGCGGGGAATTTAAGCTACATCGCGCCAAGACAGGCGCTAGGATGTTATTGGCACGTCAAGTCGCAGCAACTGCTGCAAGCGGTAGGAGCTACTCAGGCAGCGCGCTAGACGTAATGGCTAGATCAGAGCGCAGCGCCCTTATGGATCAGGAGATTATACAAGGTAATACGTTGAGAGCCGCAGCAAATAAGCGAGCTAAAGCTATAATGAATAAAGCAGCTGCCCGTAACGCTGTTACCGCTGGATACACCAAGGCCTTTGTCGGTGCGCTACAATCTAGTTTCGCCGCAAGCAGTGCATCCGCAGAGGGTGTTAAAAAGGGATAATATGCCAACACTACCGGTTTACCAATCACAACAACAATACTCCCCAGAATCCGCAAGCGTCTCAGTAGACCCGAGATCGGCGGGTAATTCTAGCCGTCAACTTATCGCATCCGGTCGGGCGGTGGGTACTTTTGCAAACAATATCCAGAAGATTCAAGACACGTGGCATCGCGCGGAAGTGGCGACAAACTACACGGTATCTAAAAACCAATTCAAATCAGAGTTAAATCAGATCGTTACAGACGCGGCCAACGACAAGGATTGGCGGAATCGTCAAAAGCACATAGACAAGCTAAGCGAGTTAAAGGCCAATCAACCCCAGATGGGTGACGAATTGGTTCAAAAAACGTTTGATTCTGAGTCGAATCTACTAGCAGAGAATGCACAGAGAAAAGTGGAGTCGTTTTCTAAATCTCGCATGGTTGAGCATATGCGCGCAGCGATAGAGCCAGAGCACGAGGACAATAAAGATAAATATCTCAATATGGACGAGAATATCGGCGCCTTAACCACACAAGAGAAGCGGGCGGCCAAATACCAAGATCAAGAATCCTATGATGCGATGATCAACAACAGGGTGAATCTCGCACGCCAGCAAGTCAAGGAAGACGCAACGGAGACGATGCAAACACATCTAGAAAACGGGTTCATCACCGAAGAGGAATTCCAAGACAAAGTAAAAGAGATGGACGGCTGGGAGGCAGATCGCGCAAGAAATGACGTGATATCTAACCCCCAGCACGTCATTGACAATATTGACAGCTACACCCTAGACGACAAGGATAAGCGTGACGTTCTCACCCTCGCATACGCAACCAAGCAGCACGATGCGGAGATTCAAGAGTCTGCCAAGCTTGAAGTGCAGGCAGAAACAGAGGACGAGCTAAAAGACCAAGTATTGTCGATTACAGATGGGTCGATGACATCGGCCGAGCTTGTAGAGTTAAGTAATGACCTAGACAACAAACTTTTGAGTGGCGAGATATCCCCTCGATTCGCTTCATATTCACAGCGCGTGCTCCAAAACCATATGAATACTAAAGCCCAAGAAGAACGACAGGCTAACGAAGCCCAAAGGGAGTTCAATAATCAGATAAAAGAAGCGGTCACAGCAGAGCAAAAAAAGAGAAAAATAGCACAAGACGCAAAGGACGCAGTAGCAAAAGAGGCGGAGAAAAAATTTCAAGAGAAGAAAGAGTTTGAGCGCGATCTTATAAATGGTGCTTCAAGTGGCAGGATGCTGATGGGTTTGGAAAGAATCTTAAACCAAAGTGAGTATTCCAACAGGAGAAACCAACTAAAGAAAATCGAGAGCCTAAGAAATTCGGTGCTTGACGATAAAAATCTAACATACAAGGAAAAGAAGGCGAGACTTAGCCAGATCACGAGCTATATTTCAAAGAAACAAAGCAAGCTAGAGACGGGGTTATCCAAGTCAAACGACGATGGGTTTAAGGAATATTTTAACACCGCGAAGAAAATGTATAATTTCTCGGACGACGAGGCTTATTATGTCATCGGAACACTCTCTAATAGGACGCTAGGCCTTAATTTGTCCAAAAAAGATATGGAGAAAGAATTTATTAAGGCTTCTATCGCGACAGGCGGAGGCTCGTTTGCGCTATTGAACAGTATGGATCAAGATTTAAAAATGATCTACCCAGATGACACGGTGCGCGTTGAAAGGGTTGATACGGGTGAATACGTCATTACACGCGAGTTTACGGTTAATGGGGAGAGTAAAAAACAGATCTTCTACAAAGATGAGTGGAACGCGAAACGTGAGGAGATTATGAACAGTAGTGATAAAAAAGAAGAGGATTTAAACATACTCAATAGTATGATCAAAGAATTGTCGGCGTTAAAACCAAATGACACCTTCAAGATCAAAACCATCCTAGTGGGCGAGCGCTACGAGAATGTTGTTATCCAAGAGTATGAGCTAAACGGAAGAATGGAGGAAGGCGTATACTTCCCAGAAAATTGGCACATCACGGGTAAACGACTAAGGGGCGAGAAAAAGAAAAAGCAGTTAGAT